CGGGATCGGCCTTTACGGAGGGGTCAACCGACGGTGCGCTGAACGGCACTAGCGCCGTTACCCTTGTCGCAGCCCCCGCAGCGGCCACCCGGCGCGTCATCAAGTCCCTAACCATTGAAAACAAGGACACCGCCAACGTCACTATCACGGTGTCGTACAACAACAACGCTACCCTGCGCACGATTGCCAAGGTAACGCTGGTTCCCGGCGACACTTGGACGCTAGGCGGCACGTTTGACACCAACGGTGCGCTTAAGCAGACCCTTGGCAGCGTCAATCTGGCCTCGGTATCCGGTGCGTTCGTCTCTGGCACGCTGAAGCTCTCGGGCAGCACCTCGGGAACAGCAACGCTGAACCCGCCAGCCGTTGCCTCTACCTACACTTACACCCTGCCCACCGCTACGGCGACCCTTGGCTACCTCAACATCCCGCCAGTCGGTACAAAAACGACGAGTTACACGCTTGCGGTAGGCGATGTGGGCAAATATGTGCAGGTCGGCACTTCAGGTAGCATTACAATTCCCGATGCAACTTTTGCCGAAGGCGATGTCATCTCAATTTTCAACAACACCACGGGCGCTATCACCATCACCTGCACGATTACGACGGCGTATATCGCAGGCACGGATACGGATAAGGCGAGCGTCTCTCTGGCAACACGAGGTGTGGCGACGATACTATTTATCTCGGGAACGGTCTGCGTTATCAGCGGCAACGTGAGTTAAGCCATGAGCGGCATTATGAGTCTGCTGCTCGGCCAAGTGGTCAGCGCAGCGGCATACACAGAATACAAAATCTTCACCGCATCCGGTAACTGGACTGCGCCCACGGGCGTGACGCAGGTGGAATACCTTGTCGTCGCGGGTGGTGGTGCAGGCGGCGTTGGAGGCGGCGCTTCAAACGGTGGCGCTGGTGGCGGCGGGGCCGGTGGTTTCCGCACCGGTACAGGGTTTTCTGTTACCGCAGGAACTGATTATGCAATCACCGTCGGCGGGGGTGGTTCTAGCGGCTCTAGTGGCAGCAATTCCGTATTTAGCACGATTACATCTACTGGCGGCGGCAAAGGTGGCCAGTACGACAATAACAATGCAAGCACGGGCGGCTCTGGTGGCGGCGGCGCGGGTGGGTTTCCATCAGCATTTAATGGCGCGGCTGGTAACACACCGTCCGTAAGTCCTTCACAAGGCAACACCGGAGGCAACGGCCATGCCTCACCAAATCCCGCTGGCGGTGGGGGCGGAGGTGGCGGCGCAACAGGAGCAAATGCAGTCGCAAATGGCCCCGGTTCAGATGGCGGTAATGGCGGCGCTGGTACGGCCTCAAGCATTTCCGGAAGCAGCGTTACTTATGCTGGCGGCGGTGGTGGTGGGCGGTGGGGCGCACCTTACGTCAATGGAACAGGTGGCGCTGGCGGCGGTGGAAATGGCGTAAGCTCCGCTCCCGCAAATGCTGGAACAGCGAATACCGGTGGTGGCGGCGGTGGCGGAACTTCAGCAGCAGGCGGCGCAGGCGGCTCTGGCATCGTCATCCTCAAGTACACCGTACCCGTACAGTCTGTCGTAGCCACGTTCACCTCTAGCGGCACATGGACTGCGCCCTCTGGCGTCACGAGCGTTGAGTACCTTGTGGTGGCGGGTGGTGGTTCTGGCGCTAGATACGGTGGTGGTGGCGCAGGCGGTTTCCGTACTGGAACAGGATTTTCAGTCACAGCCGGAACGGATTACGCGATTACCGTTGGCGGTGGCGGTGCTGCTGTTGCAGTAACTTCTCCGTATATCCAAGGAAACAACGGCAGCAATTCAGTATTTAGCACCATTACGTCAACAGGCGGTGGTGGCGGTGGTGGATTTAACCCCAATCAAAATGGATTAAGCGGCGGTTCCGGCGGTGGCGGTGGATGTGCAAATCCCGGCCCAGTTGGCGTTGGTGGAAGTGGAAACACCCCGTCGGTATCGCCATCGCCAAGCCAAGGCAACAACGGCGGTGATGGCGCAGTCTCATCACCTAATTTCGGCGGGGGCGGCGGTGGTGGAGCAACAGCAACAGGCTCCCCATCAACTTCAAGCGGCTCTGTTGGTGGCAACGGTGGAAATGGCACCGCATCAAGTATTAGCGGCGGCAGCGTCACTTACGCAGGCGGCGGCGGTGGTGGTGTATTTGACCCCGGCGCAACACGCGGAAGCGGAGGCACCGGAGGCGGCGGCGCTGGCACCAATCTTGGTGGCGTTGATAACGTCTCTGGTGGCGCAGCGGGAACAGCCAATACAGGCGGTGGTGGTGGCGCTGGTTACGCAGGCGGCTCCGGTATCGTCATCCTGAAATACAACATCGGCTCTGCCACGATCTTCACCTTCAAGTCCTCGCAGAAGTGGACTGCACCTGCAGGTGCGGTCAGCGTGGATTACCTCGTTGTAGCCGGAGGTGCAGGTGGCGGGAGTGCATCTGCTGGAGCAGGTGGAGGCGCAGGCGGTTTTCGCACGGGTACTGCATTAAGTATTACCGCAGGCAGCGAGTACACCATTACCGTTGGGGCAGGAGGAACAGCGTCAGCATCTAATTCTGGAGCTAATGGTAGCGATTCCGTATTTAGCACCATCACTTCAACCGGCGGCGGTGGCGGTGGAAAAGATAATACGGCTGGTGGTAATGGCGGCTCTGGCGGTGGTGGCGGGGGCGCTAACGGATCATCAATAAGCGGAGGGACTGGGAATACCCCCTCTACCAGCCCCTCACAGGGGTCAAACGGCGGTAGCAACGGCGTTACATCTAGCCCATACCCAAGTGGCGGTGGCGGTGGCGCTTCTGCTGTCGGCGCGAATGGCGCAGCAGGAGGATCAGGAAATGGTGGCGCTGGAACAGCCTCATCTATTTCTGGTAGTTCCGTCACTTACGCAGGTGGTGGTGGTGGCGCAAATGGTTATGGCGGCACACAAGGAAGTGGTGGCGCTGGAGGTGGTGGTGCAGGATCAGCCTCTGCAACCGGTACCGCTGGTACCGCCAATACAGGCGGCGGTGGTGGCGGTGGCGGTGGAACTGCTCCATCGTATGTTGGAGGCGCAGGCGGTTCCGGTATCGTAATTCTCAAGGTCAACTTCACATGAAGACTTATCAGTTAATGGGCATTGATACGGCGATGCATTTGCTGCGTCCCGGCGCGAAGTGGGAGATCAGCAACCGCGAGATCACCCGCTGGGAAGACCCGCGACCAAAGCCGTCGTGGGACGAGATCATGTTCACGATTGAGAAGATCAAAGAACTTGAGGACGCGGTGCCGACGATCCTGTTGCCCGAGCAGGCAAAAGCGTTTGAGGAATACGTCAGCCAGATTGAAAAGGCGGTCGCGTGAACCTCTATTCCATATTCCCGACAGCGGTTGCCAAGTTTGAACTCGGTCGTGAGTACACCGCCGAGGAAAGCGCCTTTGTGGACTCGCAAGAGACGCACAAGAATCAAGGCAACACGACGAGCAATGACCGATATGTGCTGCGCCACGACACGATGGCAAGCCTCAAGGCGTTCGTAGAGGCCAGCGTGGGCGAGTATTTGCGCTCCATCTACGCGCCGAAGAACGAGGTCGGCCTACGCATCACGCAGTCGTGGCTGAATTACTGCAAGCCCGGCGAGTGGCACCACAAGCACGCGCACCCGAACTCGTTTATCTCGGGCGTTCTTTACATGAAGGCTGCTCGAGAGCGCGACAAGATTTACTTTTACCGCGACGGCTACCAGCAGATCAAAGTCCCGACAAACAACTGGAACCTGCACAACTCAGAGTCGTGGTGGTTTGAGGTCGGTGCGGGCGACCTGATGATTTTCCCCTCGCACTTGACGCACATGGTGGAAGCCGTGCAGCAGGAGCGGGTTTCGCTGTCGTTTAACACTTTCCCGGTCGGATACGTTGGTGAGGAAGAAAGTCTCACCGCTTTGCATTTGGAGAATTGATATGGCGCACTTTGCAGAGATTGATGCTAACGGTGTGGTGCAGCGCGTGATCGTTGTCGCCAACAAGGACACGGCTGACGTTGACGGCAATGAAGTAGAAAGCATTGGCGTAGCGTTCTGCCAGAACCTGCTCGGCGGTAACTGGAAGCAGACGAGCTACAACGCCAACATCCGCAAGCACTACGCCGGAATCGGCTACACCTATGACGCGGGCCGCGATGCGTTTATCCCGCCGCAGCCGTATCCGTCGTGGACGCTGGACGCCGACTGCAACTGGCAGGCTCCGGTGCCGATGCCGACTGACGGCAAGATGTACTCATGGGACGAAGCCACGCAGTCGTGGGTTGTCGTTGAGGGTATGCCGTGACGACAGTTCAGGAGCTAGAAGTCACCGTGACCAGCCACATTGATGTTTGCGCGGTACGTTACGAGGCCATCCACGCTCGCCTAAAGCGGCTGGAGGGGTTAGTGCTAAAGGTTGGCGGCGCAATCATTCTTGTGCTGCTGACCGCCCTCGGTAGCATGGCCGTGATGCTGATGGACGCGATGAAATGAGCGAGGACATTGAGCTGCTCAAGGTGCAGATCAAGGCCGAGTTACAGCGCCTTGAAGCCAACAGCAGCGCCAAAGATGTCGCAGGCAAGGCTATCGGCAAAGACGGCCTTAAGTACATCACCGCCATTGTGGTAATCGGCGTGCTGTCTAGCCTTGCGCTGGATAGCGACAAGATTGCTGCGGTAATGGGACTGCTTGGTGCCTCGCTGACCGCCCTTATCTCCATGCTGGCGTCTATCGCTGGCACCGTAGAGAAGGAAGAAAAGCCCGAGTTTGAAGTGATTAAGGAATTGATCGCCAAACTGGACAAACTGGATCGCAAAGAACAGCCGATGCGGGTGGACGTAGAAGGCGATCATGTCACCGTCACCAAAGGCGATGATGTGGTGAGGGCTTCCAAATGATGACGCTAGTTAGCACGTTTCTGTCGTTTCTTGCAGGCGGCTTGCCGAAGATTTTGACCATCTTCCAAGACCGGCAGGACAAGAAACATGAACTTGCCCTTGTCGCTGCGCAAAAAGAACGTGAACTTGCCCTCGCTGAACGTGGCTTTATCGCACAGGCGCGGATAGAAGAAATTAAGCTAGAGCAAGTCCAGACGCAGACCGCTGCCGAGGAACGTCAGGCGCTTTACCAGCACGACATTGAGATCGGCAAAGGCGCATCCCAATGGATGATCAACCTGCGTGCCTCGGTGCGTCCGGTCGTGACCTACATCTTTGTGCTGGAACTGGTCGCGCTGAACGTGGCAGGTGTGTGGTACGCCTACACGACGGGCATCCCGTTTGCGATTGCAATGGAAAACGTATTCAGCGATGACGAAATGCTGATCCTCTCCAGCATCATTGCCTTCTGGTTTGGGACGCAAGCCTTCCAGAAAAAATGAAGGTGTCAGACGCCGCCAAGGCGATGATTAAGCATCACGAGGGCGTAAGGACGCGACCTTATCGGTGTCCGGCCCTGCTATGGACGGTCGGGGTCGGCCACGTTATAGACCCCTCACACGCAGCGGTGAAATATGAGGATCGGAAAAGTTTACCGCTACCCGACGGCTGGGATCGCAGCCTTACGATGGGAGAGGTGGACGCTATCTTGTCTCAAGACCTTGCGCGGTTTGAGCGTGGCGTGGCCCGACTTTGCCCTGCTTCTACTAGTCATCAAGGCCAATTTGACGCTTTGGTGAGTTTTGCCTTTAACGTCGGCCTTGGGAACCTCCAGCGCAGCAGCATACGGATGCGCTATAACCGAGGGGACATAGAGGGCGCTGCTGACGCCTTCCTGATGTGGACAAAGGCGGCAGGCAAGGTGCTGCCGGGCCTCGTCAAGCGCCGTAACGACGAACGGGCGCTCTTTACTTCCGCTCGGCTCGTAGGGTAACAATTTCCTGTTCTAGCACGCGGGCAATTTCCCACAGTCCTTTGGCGCGTAACTCAGACAGCGCCAGCCTAACCCGCTCCTCCTGCGAGGTGTTGTATTTCCACGGCATCAAGTCAATCTCCCGCTGCCATGACCCCGGCGGGCTGTCTTTATCCACCGTCACCAGTAAATCCTCCCCGACCCCCTTTTAGCCGCCCAGTTAGGAGGCGGTACATGACGCCAATCTACCTCCCAAAACCGCCGTAAAGCCTCTATAAGCCGTTTCATGGGCTACCCTCCACGGTGTAGTTGGTTGACGGGGAGCGCCAGTCCCTCGGCACCTCCCCGCTGATCCACGACGGGTCTACCCACAACAGCCTGTTGTTGGGGTAGGCAATCCATTGGCCCGTGTCTAAAACAATCAGGTGGTGATCTTTGGACTGGTCAGGCACCTCGCTCCAGCCGCCGTCGCACCAGAATACCGTCATCAGGTACGTCCCCGCCCGCTGCACTCCGTCACGACCTATGGCCTTGACCCGGTGGTTACGCAAGAACGCCACCTCCTTGACCTGACAGTTGCGCGAAAACGAGTCCCACCAGCAGACGAGCTTTAAGTCCATCGGCGAGCAGGGCTTGCTGGATAGCGCATGGATCGGTATTCGCGCCCATTGCGCTCCGTTCTCCAGCATGATTTGAAACATAGGGGTACGCATGGGTTCGCTACGGAAGCCAAAGACCGTGCAGAGCGTGTGTTCGCCATGACCTTTCTGCTGATCGTGCAAGAACTCGTTGCGGACGTAGGCGGTGATATAGGGCGTGTCGCACCAGAAGTTCATATCAGCCCCTCCTTATGCAGCTGCATGATGGTGCGAGCCATACCGTCGTAGTGGGCAAGGCGTAGTTCGTCGCGGGTCAGGCCGCTCTTGCGTGTCCTGCCGTCTAGTTCGTCGTGACAGGCGCTACAGGCCCACGCCCCAATCAAGTCGGGTGATTTCATGCCCATGCCCGACACGCCTGCAATGCGAATATGGGCCAACACGACGGTTTCGCTGTTGTGGTTACAGATGCCAAATATCCGCACCATACAGCCACGGCCTTTGGCCTCTTTACGCAGGTTCATAGTTAGGCTCTGGGATCGTGATGCCCATGTCCGCACACTTTGCGCCGAGCCAGTCTAGGTAATCGCTAAACTGCTGCTTGGTCATTGTTGAAGATCGCATAACCGGGCGCATCCGCTTACGGCCAAAGCCCTCTAGTACCTCCCAGCCAAAACACTCGCCCAAAAAATACTCATGCAGGTCGTCGCGTGTCCAGCCACGCAATGCCTCACCGCCGCCCTCTAAGATCGCGGGATAGGCAACGCCCCACAAAAATCTGTTTTGAGGCTGGGTTCTGGGCTTTTTCCATATCTCTACGGTTACCGCTAACGGCTTGTCGGTCGGTAAATGCTGCACCATACGCAGCACCGCGTTAGCAATCTGCTCAAGCGGTGTGCCGGTTGGAAAGATGCGTTTCATACGCCGCACATTCCTTCGCATTCGTTGTTAAACATATCAATCTGCCCGTGATCGGCTGCGGTGGACAAGTCAACCTCGGCCAAAGGGACGCAAGAACGGTGCATAAACTGCTGCCCTTTAATTCCCGGCTGGCTACGAATCGCAGCGTCCACCTCTACCGCGTCAGCCCATGCCTCGGGATCGGCCTTAATAGCACGCCACTCATGGTCGCTATGGAACGGGCAGCCGATACAACTAGACTTTGGCGGCAGCGAATAGCCTTTGCGCTCCATCCAGCGCAGACAGTCGTTGCGGCTCATTCCAAGTTCAACCAGCGGCCAGCGGTGCTGTTTCCACGCCTCACGCGACGGCTTCATGCGTAAGGCTTCGTCGGTGCTGATGCCAATTAACATTTCGCAAACAACGCTTTTGGTTCGTTGGCGAGGTGCAAGTCCTATCAATTCGCGGGTTTTTTTAGTCAGCG